TTAGGGTGTGCCCGCAACCCTTGTTTTTTTTAGATCAAAAGAAAAACAAAAAATATTTTTGAATTTTCTGACAATAATAACCGTTTCTTTTCCCATTCGATCCGCCTGCATGGTGGCAGTTCCTAGTTAGACAAAAGAAAAAACCCTTGATTACTCAAGGGTTTCTACAAGACTCAATTATTTCACTGCGTCTTTTAATTAAATCATTTTCTTACTACTGTATACTGGTGTTTTTTGGCTCCAAATAAGGCATTATTAGCATCGCTTTCCATTAGAAATATTTGACTGGTATGGACTAGTAAGAAGTTTTTGCCCCTTTTTTGCCCCTTTAAACAGCATAAATATCTAAATAATTAATCTGGTGTTCGCTTTACAACAAGAACAAACGTTCGTATAATTCTTGCAAGGAGTGATTGATATGCAAATACCATTAGCGCATCAAAGAACCTATGCATTAGAAAGATACTACCATGAATTTATCGAACGAATGGGCCCAGCTCATTTATTGTACGATCAGTTTGTTCGGACAATGGAGAACTTTGGAAAACCCTACTTTACCGTGCCATCAAGCTATAGTGGTTACCCAGAAGAATTGGCTTTTGTATTTAAAATAGACGGTGAAAATTATCTGTTCGATCATGTTAGGACACAAGACAAGATTCTTCGTAAATACGATCCTAACACAAAGTATAAGCCCGGTGGCAATTGATATGAACATAATCAGTCAATATGAACAAGGCTACCTGCCTTTTTCTGAGTTTAGAAATGAATTTCCTGACTCCATTTCTGAATCTCAAGAAGCTTTGTATGGCTCAAAATGTGTCGAGTTTTACGTTGCTGTCACTTTGGATAAAACGGATTGTCGCTATTATGTACAAGCTTACGGAGGCGATTGTTATGAAATCGATAAAAGGCTATGTATCGAAGATACGTGTGTTGAAGATGAGCAAGACCCCTTTGGTGCGGTTCTCTTTGGATAATGAGAATTGCTTGATTGCTGCACATAGTTTGAACTTCTTAGCCGATGTCGATGAAGGTATGCACATTGTGGTTGCTGGTGAGTATAACGACCGGAAACAATTTGTTGTTAAGAAGTATTCGGTGATTGGTAAGACGAAGATCATGATTGAATTTGAAAATATCAATGTTCGATAAGCGTTTTACTTTTCCTATTCAGCAAATTACTATATGATGATTATTATGATGACGGAACATAGTTCCACTTGCACGGCATATGAGAATATGCTGTGCTATTTTTTTACAAAAAAACAACCACTCCCGGGGAGGAGTGGCATTGTAAAGAAGGTTAAAAAATGAATGAGTGTTAGCTAAGGGTAATTTCAGTCTACCTATTATTACAATTTTGAGCAATTAAAAAGCCCTCATACTCGGTTTTGAGTAAGTGGGCTTTACTATGTACCTTGTAGGAATATAACCTACGACATTTTATTTCTAACCAATTTCTCTAATTAGCTGAAGAAGACTTCCCTGTTCTATGGTCTAATGGAAAAACAAAACTTTTTGTTACAAGATTTTTAAATCTCAGGACAAATGTTGTTGACATAGTAAAAAAACCACCCTTCCGGGTGGCCCATAGAGGTCGGCGTACTTAGATTACGCTTAATTACTATAATCGATTCCTCTCATGTACTCAGTATAGTTATTACTATCTGTAACTTAATATTAAACTACGTAACGTTCAAAAGCAAGTATTTTTTATTTTATGTTTAAAATCTAAGGTAGTCTTAAACATACATGATTGGGTATTGCTCGCATCTCAGGATTATTCACAATAAAAGAGGTCCATAATCTATTTGCCAAAATATCACTTGCTTGTACTAAATAGTTTGATTTTGAATCACAATATCTTACATGGATTTCAACTTTACCAAAAAATAGAGGTTCATAAAAAGTTCCGTAATTATAATTTATTATCCCATTTTTAAGCTCTTCATATACAGAATCTCTGAAATTATAATAACCATTAGTTGCGGTTGCTTGCTCGTCTACACAAATATTTATTAAGATATCTTCATTTGGATCAAGTAACCCTTTTGCAATAAAATCATTCAACCTAGCTTTTATTAACCTTTTTAAAACATAATCTTTATACCTATGGATCGAATTCTTCTCGTTCAAAATATTCTCATGAACTCTTTTAATATCAACAGTTAGACCCATACTATGCTCATTTTTCAATACACGATACAAATCGTACTTATACTTAGGCTCTAAAAAACAAGCTTTTAGCTCTCCTTCTATACTCACTTGTGCTCTGATTCGTTTTAAAGTCGAACAGTACAATCTTCTAGCTGATTCTTTACTTTCATTACCAATAAAAGCAAGACCCGCATAAACAAAATGACGACTATTGGCGTTTTTGTGTAAAACACCGGAGTCATCAAAAAACATATATACTTTTTGCATATGTATACTCCGTTCAGATTTATACCTAAATTTTACTATGTAATCATTAGAAAAACAATTAGATGTTGTATTTTAAATTTTATATAGCACATTTTCTTTAACACTAAGGTTACAGCCCGCTGTAGCGGTCTTTTTGTTTACAAAAAAAACAACCACTCCCGGGGAGGAGTGGCACAATTAGATGAAAAAGTTTTTTATAAGGAGATTTCATAATATTAACTATTTCCAAATCTTTCAAACCATTTGCTCAAAAATAACCCACCCTCAAGGAGAGTGGGCCTGAAAAAAGATAAAAAATGAAATAGCCCCGGTCAAGGCTATGACTCCATTCTACAAGAACATAGTTTTTATTTCAACAAAAAATCCACCCTATTCTGCCTAGAGTGGACTAAAAGAAAAGTAAACAAATGAAAAATTGGATTGGTTGGTATGAATCTATGATACATCTTTTATTAATTAAACTGAACCAATTTATGACGGTTTTCTAATCAATAATATCTATTACGTTGAAATAATGATAAAATAAAAAAGAAGAGTATTAGGCGCACTTCCCCAAGTTTTCACCGCCTAACTACTCTTCATAAAATATTGCACGCACCTACTAATTTATAGTATAAACTTATTTACTGCAAGTAAAATGAATATGATCTATGTACAAGCCCGCCGAAGCGGGCTATTTTTTATGCTTCTGTTGCTACTTTTCGGAGATACGCAACTTGAACTGAATCTGTGTGAATCCAAGTGTCGTAGCCTGCTTTTTCCATCATCGCTTGGATTTTTTTTAAATCGCCTTCTGATTTCACGTGAGTAAAACTGTTTCCTGTCAAAAAGTAAACTTTCGGATCATTTTGATTTCTAAATAGTAACATGGTTTCTCCTACTTTCTTTGGTTGAGTTTGTGGTGTGTTCACTTGTGTGTTGTTGCTTGTATTGCTGAAAACTGCGTTCTTGAAACGTTCGAATTCGCTTGGTTTTGCTACCCAAGGAGCTGGACAGTTTTTGCCTGTTATGTCAAAGTGGCGCCAAATCTTCTCTCTCGTAATATGAGGATAAATGGCGATCAATTCTTTAACGGCCTTCACTGCATTTTGGAATGTCTTTTCCGTAATGTTTCCATTCTTGTCTAGGCACATTTCAACACCGATCGTTGAATAGTTGGCGTTTCCTATCTTAGAATACAGCGGACGATAGCGTGAACCATCTGCATTGTATTTACTGATTTCGTTAGCGTGATATGCAACTTCATTCAAGGGAATGATACAGAGTGCTTCAATATCATCTATAAACAGTTGAGCAGAAGCATAGGTTCCTTTTAGATTATTAAAATAGTTCTTGTGATTGCGTGCGGTGCCACCATTGTTGGCGGTGTAGTGCATAACGATACCATCAATACCGTTATTCCTGATACCTGGTCTTGAGTACTCATTAATATTGATATACTCGTATTTGATGAAACTCATATCAATCATCCTCTCTAAAAAAAGAAGCAGCCAATCGGCTACTCCTTCTTGTCGGTAAACTCTTGTCCATCACCATAATCTGATTTTTGTTCATCTTGATACTGGCTGCTAGCGATATTTAAGAACACACCAGCTAAAGTTGCAGCAGCCGTGATCGTTCCAACAATAATTTCTGTCGAGAAGCCATATAAACCACCTAGAGTTACGATAAACGCCGTGATACCTGGCACCCCAACGGTTAAAACTTTTTTTGCTAAATCGTACTGTTTATTTGTTAACTTCATATTACTTCCCTCTTTCTTTCCATAAAGATTTTAATTGTTCACCGTGTTCAATTAATCGATCGTTGTGTTTATCCAATCGCTCATCATGTCGCTTTAATTCATCATGAATTGCAACACGATCTGATTTACTTGCTTCTAAATCTCTGGTTAATAAATCAAGATTATGAGCGAGTTTGGTCAGATTATCTGCAATTTTTGTAAAATTGGACATTACTGGTTTAATTACGAATGCTAGCATTCCCACGATCGTCATGATCCAACCTGCCCAAGTTGCTAACTCCCCTACGTTTAACATATGCCACCTACTTTCCAATAAATTAAAAGAGCAACCTATTCTGGTTGCTCTTGCTCTATCATTTGTAACATTTTTGTTTTGACTGCTTCATTTACGAAGCTGAGATCTAAATCCTCTTTCGCTAACGTCACTTCTGACTGAAAAGACATGCCTTTCTTCTTGCTCGACACTGAAACCGAATAACCAGAAACATTGCCCGCATTGTCATAAATAAACGAGATTGATGAAATAACCATCTGTTTCCCTCCTTCCTAGATATATACCTCACCTACTGCTGTGATCCGACTGTTTCCGCTGTTATTCGATAGCTTATACAAACGCCCGTTTTCAACTTGGAATTTTTCAGTCGCATTCCCTTCAATCCAAACTGGAACGGTAAACATTTGTGGAAACCCTTCTCTTACCTTGTCTGGAAGAATGGCAACAGCGTTGCTGGTACTTGCGCCATTGGCTGAACCATTCCAAACAAATTGATCAAATCGAATTAGAATCCTGTTCATGTAACGTTTTAAATAGATATCACCAGCAGTCCCTTTTAATCTGGTCACTTTAAGCCATCCGGTATCATAGAGCATTTCAGCAGACAAAGATCCAGCAAACCCTGCCTCTCGATTGTTCAATTGAATCAAATCAAAAGTCATGGAAGCTGATGCGATAAGTTTTGTTTGGTCTCCAATTGAATTTCCTTCATATCTGGACATATGGATAAATTGATCACTGATCACTTGTTCGTAGGATTGAATGATTACGCCCGATGAATTACGAATGACTCCAGCATTTCTGGTTTCTGCGTCTTTGATGGTTAGTTCACCAATTTTTATTGTTCCATCATCGTATCTCCGTGTGTAGGGATTCGAAAACTCTGAACCAACAATCAGCGCACCTTCAACACGTTTAAACACGCCGTTTTCAATTTGCACATTACTTGCAATCAAGTTATCAATTGAGATCCCCCATCGAATCCACTGTGTGCCGTCCCATTTGTACACAGTACTTGTTGCATCATTCGGATCTTGCCACAAATCTTCTTTTGCTGGATTAGTTGGTGCTGTGGCAGAAATGATGATCGCATCTTTTCCTTGTTGAGCGACAAGATAGAAATAAGCACTGTAGGTATTGTCCGTATATTTGAATCTAGTTCGTGTCCACATATACCAGCCCGCTTTAGGTGTGGGTCTTGTCCCTGACCATCCAGAAGTTGGTGGATTTACTCCATCTTGAGAAATAGCATAGCTGATTTCTTCTGCAGATACGCCTTTACCGGGATCTCCGGGGTCACCTTTATCGCCTTTATCCCCTGTGTTTCCCTTGTCTCCTTTGTCACCTTTTCCACCTTGAAAAGAAATCGAATAAGAAAACTGCTTCGTAAATGTTTTGCCATCAGCTGTGATTGTGATCGGTACAGTACCGCTTTTTGATACTAATGCAGTTGTAGCTGTTAATGTGATTATTGATCCACTTACACTAGAGGATAGTCCTGTCGGCTTAGTCCCAACAGTAATGCTAGTAGGCGTAATTTTATTTATGCCTTTATATACGATCACTTCTGTTGTTGTTGATCCAGCCAATGCTGCTGTTGTTGATCCGGCAAAGGTGTAGGATTCGTTCGTAAGAAACACAGTATAAGCATCTGCACCAGGGGTCCCTTCTCCACCGTCTTTGATTCTAGAAATGGTGAATACATCGCTCACAGTCGCATCTGCCGCCTTGATGGTTAACGTATCAAATACAGCTTTTGTAGGATCGATCGTCACAATGTTACCTGATCGAGTAACACCAGTCGGCACAGCTGAACCAAAATTCCCACCGTTTAGACTATACGTCCAATTTGAGATAGCGGTGTTCACTGCAGTTCCGATCACCTCAAAACTAGAAGCTGGAGTGATCTTTCCATCTTTATCAACTGTGATCGCTTGTGTTGAACCTGATAAAGAAATGAGTGGTGCAGGATCACCTTTGTCCCCTTTGGAACCTTTCGTCAATGACCACGTATAATCACTTGGCTTTGTACTATCTGCTTCCGTAAAATCAACATACTGCCCAATATAATCCCCACCGTCTTCTCCGCCATTTCCCGTAAAAGTCAATCCGCCATCATTCGAATATTTGATATGCAGATATGACGTCTTTCCGTCTGGTCCTGGTTCTCCGGGAATACCAATACCAGGATCGCCTTTCGTTTGTTGCCACTTATAAACGCTTGGACTGGTAGGTGCAACGTTCGTTTCCGTTGTAGCATAACCAGTATATTTAGCATTTGCTGGATCTGTAGTCATTCCTGATCCATCGGCATTCTGAGAGTATCTTATCCATAGATAAGCACTCTTCCCATTTTGACCGGGTTGTCCGTCAAAATAATCAACATTTTTTACCGGTGTATAACCGTCTTTTCCTTGTGGTCCCATGAATGGTGTCCATGGTTTGTAATCATCAGCATTGTCTGAGCCTTCTACATTCGTATCTGAATAGAATCCTTCGTATTTTGGATATGCTGCACTATAATTCTCACTAGGCGAAGGTGTATCCGCAGTAGCATTTTTCCCTAACTCAACCTTAACATTCTTAATAGTTGGTATACGTCCACTATCGTATACCCCGTAAAATGCCAAGAGCGCTTGGGTCATAGTTGTTCCTGCTTGTAATTGTGGAGTAACCGTCACACTATAGCGTTTGTATTCAGTTGTTGCTTGGACTGTAGTTGTTCCAATGTTGTACTTAGTTCCAGATCCATTTTGAGAATAAACTTGTATTGGACCTGAAACAGCAGATTTCAAATCAAACGATATTGTATATTCGATCCCGATACCATATTTTTCAAATATCGGAGCTAAATCCCATCTGGAATCATTTACAAATTCCCTAGAAGCAGTTTTTTCGAATCTAGAAATTGAAAGTAAATTCTCATTTGGATAAACCTTGGTAAATGTACCGTCCGCCATCAAATATCCACGATGTGGGTAGTATGTTTCGCCTGGTTCTCCTTTCTTACCATCATCGATATTGGTAACTGTCACCTCAGCGCCACCACGCACGTTCCCCGAATCGTCTGCTACTTCAAAACGAAAGACTGCCTTTTCTTCGATATCTGCAGCATTGATTGTCACTGTCTTGGTATTTGAAAACAAAGTGCCATCTTTATACCATTTCAGACTAAAGGTATCTGTTACATCCTTGATACCATCTCTAACACGAGCAGTTAATGTGGTACTGCCGAATCCATTCTTAAAAGTCACCCCATCACTAGTGATGATTTCATTCGTAAAGACTTTATTTGCTTCTATCAATGCTTGAACACGAGCAAGCAGAGTAGTATCCACTTCTGATTGGAGAATCTGAGCATTAGTGAATACACCTGAGTCATTACTTGGTTTATCAAAATAGATATCCAATTCGCTAACTCTCATAGTCATATTAAGTGAAGGGTTATATGCCTCATTTAAAACTCGAACAGTATCTCCAATCTGCAAGGTTTTATCAAAGCCTTTGACAGTAACAGTGAGTGTTACTTTGGCTCTTTTCTTTAACTCCGCCAACCCCTGTCCCGCCAATACGTTCTCATTTTCTGTATCGTACTCCCAAGGATAGGAAATGTATCCTTCGCCGTTCACCCTAGAAATAAATTGATTTCTGGCTTGAACGGCTCTGATATGTGCGTCTCCTTTAGGGCTATAAAACAGCCGGTTGCCATCAGCATCCTTTTCATCAATCACGACATTGGTAATTAAAAGACCATCTTTCCCAATGGGTTTGATCGCCGTTTTTAAATCATCTATATTTTCATGGATTTCAATGGTTTCAACATTATTGCCTAGTTCTAGAATAATGTCTTGACGATTATTTCCGATCCCTTGGTATTTATCACTATTTGCTACAAATACATTGAGAACGATGTCAAGCAAACCCCAGTGCTGATTTAATCGGGTAACAAATTCAATCTCTGCATCAAATTTTGTTGCGAGACTAAACAAGCGAGACATGATATTTGAATCTTCTGCTTCCCACTCTAATTGCAACTTCTTATTCGACACCTCGTTGATACCCATCACTAAAGGATTGTCTCCAGTAAATAAAAACACCTTCAGGTATTCCTCAAAGCTCATCGCTTTTGTTGCCTTATATGCAGGGATTTGTTCATTACGAAGCTCTAAAGTAAGACTATCTGCTTGTATAGTTACTATTTCTTCATCCTTAACCATATCTGTAATATCGAAATGAAAGGCAGTTGCGTTATAGAAAAAAGAAATTTTATTTCCTACAACAAAATACTGGGACAATTCCGAGTTTTGCAAAATAGAACATCGAAAGAAAGCAGCTGTTCCTTGTAAAAATCTATGAAGGTTTCCATCAAAATAGTCATCAGTCACACAGAGCAATTGGTCTTTATTATCTAAGATTGCGATTAATGGTCGTTCCATTCTAAACAAACCTCTTTTCATACGTCCCAGTTATTGTAGGCGGAACGGTAGTAAATGGAGAATAAGGGAATTCAATATGATTTTTGCCAGGTACAAGATATGGAAAATTACTTCCCGTGATAAAATCTTCAAGTGTTTGTATTCCGTCCCGATAGATCATGTTCATGCCATTTTCTTTGGTGATAATCACCTCCGATCCAGCTGAGAATCGATTAGGTAAATTTTCCCAATACTGTGATTTCAAATCTGCAACCAACACATCCCTAAGTCCCATATTAGGAACAGCTTGTTGCGGTGTACGATCTGCATATTGACCAGTATAGAACTGGACTCGTTTCACTTTTTTTCCTTTTAAGAAGGGGGCATTGACAGAATGATAGCCGCCATTCCAGAAAAACGTGATTTTCTCGCCTTCTTTTCTCAGATCAAACATATTTCGATTGTCATTTCTTGCTTGCGATCCATACGGGTTTGGAGGCAACCAATAAGAAGGTGTTAGCGGGATACTTTTATAAATCTTTGTGCCAGCTCCTTCATTAATCAGAAAATACACAGTAGCACTATTTCCGTTCTTGTCTCCTTTGGAAATTGCCATGCCTGCCACAAATAGATTATTCTCGTCAACATAGGCTAATGTCCATTGACCAGTTTGCCCCATTTTTCCTGTTTCAAACCATGCCCTTCCCCACAAGTACGCACTTTCAATCGGATTCGGAAGAATCAGTTCCTTGGCTGTTCCATACCATTTTTTTGTACCTGATTTCTTGGCATCCGCTGGGATACCACCCATCCATCCACCATACGCAGTCGTTACCGGCATCTTGGCAACAATCGCCTTCTCTTGGTTCTCATAGAATGTCGTCGCATCCGTCCAATTGCTAAATACGCCGCCATCCTTTCCGATAATGATCTGCGCTTTTTCTCGGATCTCACCATCTGCTTCATCAACATAACCAAGTTGTGTTAGAAAGGTATTTTCATCATCATGCATCCCAATAGCACCTAAAAATCCAGTTTCGGCATTATTATGGATCGTAAGTGTTAGCGGGGTTTTCTCTGTTCCTTTATAATCAATATCCATCGCAAGTATTCCATTGGAATCAACTTGAGCTGTCACGCTATTCAACGAAGTCGCGTGAGCCATACCATCCGGAACCAAAAAATTTAAAGAAACAGCCACTTCATTTTTATCATCCATTTTTCGAGTGTATTTACTATCTCCATCCAGAACGATGTTCCAATACCGATCTGGGAAGATAGACATCTCTAATCTTTTTGTTTCCCCGTTTGCTAGAAATATACGAGCTAATTCATCTTTATAATTAGCCCATCTCGGATGGTATAAAACAAACTCCATGCTGTATACCTTGCGATCATACTCATTAGAAACGACTCTTCCCATCTTCAATTCATTGCTTATAGAAGGCAGTAAACCGAAGTCTGGAGATTCTGTAAGATCCATGTGTTTAGTTAATTCGAACCCATCAATGGTTATTTTGATATCTGATTCCATAATCTATTTACCACCTACCTTATCTAACATGTTTTGACGATAGTCTCTTTGACTATTTACAACATCGGCCATTACTTTATTATTTGCCATTAGTTTGAGATTCTTAAGGCTGTTATCAAAATTCTTCATAATTTTAATTAATTGATCCAATCGATCCGTATAGTCTTGCGTATTAACAATCGTAGTTGATGTTGGCTCTACAGATGGACTCATACTTCTCAAGTTCCGAACCAATGAGGAATCTTCCGGAATACCCACACCGTCAGCATACTTTGGAATGCCCAAGCGCCGCATGATCGATTTGGTGATACTAGCTCGAGCAACCTTCGTTCCTGCAGGAGCATTGGGAATATACACATTTCGACCTTGAGGTATAAATGGAGCCTGACCAGGGAACTGAACCAACTCTTTGTATAATGGTCCTGATTGATCATTTACGATCATATCTCCACCCGGGTGGTAATTTGTTCCTTTGGCATTTGGAATAGCTGTCTGTCCTGTTCTTCTCCCACGATACTCAACATCAATTACCACATTTTTGCTATATACTTGAGCAATTTCACTCTTCGCTCTTAGTACTTCAGAATAATCTGCTGTTGCATGTAAATGTTTCGCACCAACGCCAGTAGCATTGTAATCATTGATTTTGCTCTTAGAGTTTGCCAATATGCTATTTACATTTGTATTGTCTCCCAATAATCTTTTCAGTTCTGGAGAAACACTGTTATATGTTTCTAGCATTTTCTTAGATTGACTAACCGTTAAAGTTGCTGGATCTTCTGCTATCAATCTTTTAACTTCTGGATCTAGTGCGTTATACTCGTTTAATGAGGTTTTCGAAAAGCTTAATGCATTTAAGAGATCATAATTTTCAGCATTCAAATTTTTAATCTGGGGTTGAAATTGCTCCCACATCCCCAAATTAAGCATTGTTTCTGCCATGACTTCAGGAGTATTAGAGTAAAGGAATGCTTTTTTCTCATCAAATGACATCTCTGCCCATTTTCCCGAGTCTTCTAATGCTTTGTACATTGTTATCGAAAATTCGTCCTGTAGTATGGCTTTTTTATCGGACCAAGCCATACCGTCCCACCAACCATTAGCAATTGCAGCTTCACCGATAACGTCTTTTGCATTACTATCTAAGTTGGCATCATGGACTACTAACTTCAAATTATTCCACGTTATAGAATCTTTAGTAGCTTCTGTAACGACCTCTGCAACATTGGATTTAACTTCTCCAGTCTTTTCATCAAAAACTAAATCATTCCAAGTTTGAGCTGCTTTCTTTCCAGCCTTACTTGATTCTGATGCAGTCCAAGAGATTTTTTCCGCATTCTTTTCTGCATTTGATGCCAATTCTCTTGATAAGTCAGAAGCGCTCTTTAGGATTTTTTCATTTTCTGCAATTGCGCTATCAGCATAATCACCCATACTCGAAATTAGTTGACCGTTTGCAAGAGAGACCTCATTTTGCAATTCAGGATATTTTTTAAGAATCGTTTCCATTTGAGAATCAAAACCTTTTACAGTCGTTGAATTTATCTCATCCCAAGCCGCCAGAAATTTTTTAGCGAACTCGCCATCTAAGTTGTATCCCAAATCTTGTAAGTACTTTTCTTTTTCTTGTCTACTTAAAGTTGCATTTTGCTGGGCTATCTGCCTTTGCTTACCTAAAGATTGCAACCACAATTTTGCTTCTTCCTCTGTTGCATTTGCTACATCTGCGTTCATGGCTGCAAGTATTTTTTTCTTCTCGTTTGCAGAAACATCTAAAGTTTCAACATATGCTTGAGTTGTATTTTTCGCCAGATCTTGAATAATTTTCGCCTCAGATACACTAATCTCTCGATTACTATTACTAGCTGCTTTCTTTATCTCTGTGATTCTTGTGGTATTCTCTTGAACTGTTTGTAATGCAGATTCCGCCTTAACTTTTTCGTCTTCTACCATTTCACTGACAGAAGAATTAACAGATTCAGGAAGTTCTTTTATTAATTTATCCAAGCCCTCGACTTTCTTCACAAGGCTGTCTTCAATGGTCCGACCTATTTTCTCAAAATTTGAGATCATAGAGTCAGAGTTAGTGGCAAATCCATCTGCCATTAAACCGAATTGCCCTGATGCTTTTTGCGTATTATCCTGCACTTTTGTTAAGGTGCCATCAACGGCTTCTCCAACATCAGTTCCCCATCGTTGAACACGTTGACTAGAATTCCAAGCTTCTTCACCGAATAATTTCCATGCACCATACCCGACTGCAAGAGCACCACCCACACCAACGATACCAAGAATAAGCGGACCTAATGGACCGAGCGCAGCCGACATGGCTCCTATGCCTCCAGATCCTGCCGCCCCACTGGCTGCAGCTCCAAATTGTGTCATGGTGCCTGACCCACCTGCTAAAGTTTTTAGAAAGTCATTGGCGGAAATATCTCCATCAATAAATGATTTTTTAACCTCATCGATAGCTTTTTTCTTGGCCATGTTTGCACTTAGATCAATAAAGGATTTTCCTAACCCTCCAATTGTGCCACTTAATTTCCCGGTAATTGATAACAAAGGGCCAGCGGCCGCAGTAGCAGCTATCAATTTTACGATCATTTGTTGGGTTTTAGGATCCGCATTGCTAAACGACTCAGCTAGATTACCGATTTGTTTGATTAGAGGTTTGCTCGATTCTAATCCATCTCTCAATGCATCAACAAAAGGACCACCCAAATCAATAGCAGCGTTCACTGCCTCATTCCTAAGCATTTTTAGTTTGGATTCCGTTGTTTCGTAACGCTTGCCAGCTTCTTCAGCAAGTGCAGTATTTTCTCCGAACGCTTTGTTACCCATTTCTACTGCCCCAGCAAATACTCCGCTGGCATTAGCAGCGCGTAATAAACTATCACGCAAGCGTACTTCTTTGATGTCCATATCATCAAGAACAGCTATCGCAGATTTTCCTTTTTCCTCTGCATGGGCTAATCCCTCAACAAATTTCATCACTGCTTCGGCTGGATTTTCTTTGAACAAATTACCAAATTCAGCATTTGTCATCCCTGCAACTTCAGCAAATTGTTGTAATGAAATAGCTGCGTCATCCGCTTCTTTATACATCGCTTTAAGTTGCTTGCTTGTTAGACCCATTTCTCCTGCAGTTGATTTAAGATTCTTACCGCCATCTTGAACAGCTTTAGTCATTGATTCAAATGAAACACCGCTTTGTTTGCCTAATTCTATTAATTCATCAAAAGACCCCATTCCCTTTTCAGCAGCCAATTGCATGTTGATCATGACTTTAGAAAAGGCTGACCCACCTGCTTCGGCTTCAATACCTACAGATGAAAGAGCAGCGGCGAAACCTAAGATATCCCCTTCGGACATACCAATTTGAGCACCAGCCCCAGCTAACCGTAATGCCATCGCCGATATTTCAGATTCTGTTGTTGCAAAGTTATTACCTAAGTCAACCAATGCAGATCCTAAGTTGCTAAATTTATCTTGCGACATTTGTGTAATATTAGCAAAACGAGCCAACTCGGTGGCAGCTGTTTCAGCGCTCATGTTTGTTGACTCGCCTAGATCAATCATTACCTTGGTAAATGCAGAAACATTTTCTGTTTGAATTCCCAATTGCCCTGCAGCTTCAGCAACGGCTGCAATCTCACTATGAGTTGAAGGTAATTCATTCGCTAGATTTCTCAAACTAGCTTCAAGATCATCATAGGAATAAACGACGTTGCCATTGCTATCCACCACTTCGTCAGATGTTTTCTTTACACCAGCGAAAGCTGATTCCCAACTAATAGCAGCAGCGGTCACGGCAGTCACGCCAGCCGCAATGGGTACAGTTAAGCCTTTTGTCAAACTAGACCCTATGTCCCCTAGTCTTTTGCCGTTGTTTATTAAAACATCGCTTGCTTTATTGATTGAACCAGTTAAACCTTCATTTCTGATTTGATAGTCAGCAATCGCTCCTGCGGTATTTTGTAACTGTAGTTTATAGTTTGCCAGTTTACCGTTAGCATCTTGTAATTGGTTAGCTAGCCGTTTCGTGGAGTCAGTAGCTTTACCATCAACAAATGAACCATCATAGGCTTTCTTGAGGGCGGTCACTTGATTTTCCTGTGCTTTGATAATCTGTGTTAAACCATCGTATCGAGTGCCTAATTTGCCAAGTTTGTTCCCTGCCAAGTCAGCAACTTTCATATTTGCTTGCATTTCTTTTGCTAGGTATTGTACTTGCTTTTTAGAATTAGCAACGCCTTTCCCAAAATCAGCATCATCCAAACCTAGCTTTATGACCATATTTCCTAATGGAGTTGCACCAGCCAAATCATCCGCCCCCTTTCACTAAATCAGCCAACGGCTTAATTTCTTTGCGTTTTTTGTTTTTCTTTCCTTTTGGCGTTTGTTTAAACATAATTTCATAAAGGTACAGCGTATCTGTATTTAGAACGTCATTGATTGTCCAACTGGGATAAATCTTCAATATAGATCTCACAACATCTAGCTGTAACTCATGATGATCGGACGGACTTATTTTCCGTCCTTTTTTCCTTTTGGGTCTTTCTTATCTGTTGGATCTGATTCTTCCACGTCTTTCTCGTAACCTAAGACACGGTACATAATGATTTCCATGATCAAATCTCTGTCCCATGCATCGATACCATCTAAAAGGACAGTTCCGGTTAAATCTTTATCATCAAACAAGCCTGCTACAAACTCAGCACGGAATTCAGTAAGCACTCTGGCTGGAGGAGCAATATCATTGCCTTCGTCATCCTTCTTGAAAAGTTTTGCTTCACCATCCGTGTAATCTAAAGCTTTTGAATACGGTACGTGGCTTTGTGTGAAGGTCTTTCTTGTTCCATTGATCATTAGATCCAATCTGATTTCTTTTCCAATTTCTGACATGTATAATTCCTCCTATTAATCAAAAATAAAAAGGCTAGTCTTTCGACTAACCTTTGTAATATTACTGTCCGCCACCACTTGGAGGAGTAACAGCACCACCAAGAACGGCAGTTTTTAGTTGAGCGACTGCGGCCGTCCCAAATGCACGTAAGACTTTAACAGTTTTATCATTTTCACCAATAGTAATTTTTCGAGAGATTGCGTTGTAAACATACTCGCCCGCTTCAGGTGTAAAATCTTCATCGTTTTTCGTAGCCAATGAAAACCCATCACGATTAAACGAACCTGCTACCATAGCAAAAGCAACTGGTTCACCATATAAATCTTCTGCTTCAGCGACTGCAGCCATATAAGGAGGATCCGTTTCATCACCGAAACCGTCAATACCTTCCGCCATTTTGATCAATCCTAAGATTTCTTGTTCAACTTCTACAGGCACATCCAGTAAACCAAAGTTTGCAGCTACTGATCCGGTACCTTTTTTGGACAGGTAATATTCAACGTTACCAGCAAATACTTTCACCGCTTCTTTGGATAGTCCTGTTAAGTCGAAGGCAGTAGGTCCACCTTCTTTTTGTTTACCTTCTAAAATGTGAATTTCCGCTGTTGTATCTGGTTCCAATGCTGTAGTAAGTTTTCGAACCGATAATTTATCAAAACCATAAGTTTCCATTTGTAAATTCCTCCTAATAAAATAGACACCGATTAATAATCAGTGTCATGAATTTGTGTGTGTTTTCGATACCGCCTTGCATCCACAAAGCGTTTTGTTTCTGAGAAATATTCGTCAAGCCCACCATTTAGTTGAGCATAGCCAAATCTCCACATCGCAGCTTTCACTGCTTTAGCAATTTCTTTCGTCAAAATCCTTGATTGAGTTTCAACATTAATTTGATAACTGAATGTTTGCGACATCTCTTTGTTGGCTGCATAGTAAGCACTAGTTGGCGGCCCAAGTGGTGTATCGATGATAATAAAGGGTTTGGTTGAATCGAAGCTTTCAGGTACTTCATAGAATTTGATATTTTTTGCAGTCACCTCTTTTGCAATCGTAGGATCAGCAGATAAAACATTGTAGACTTCCATCATCATATCTTTCATCGTGCTAACTCCTCCAAGTCTGACCGCATCTCTTCGAATGCAGATCCTTCTGTTTTATCAACCACACCTTGTAATTTCCCCATTCCTCTAGGGCTGACATATCTACCAAAACGAGTATAGCCAAATTCATTTAAATGAACTAAGCGCCATCTTGAACCTTGACCCCAACCGACTTCGATTGTTTTAGGCGGTCCTTTTTTCACTCCGGAAACAATTACTGTGTCATGCGTTTCACCAGTATCCATGTAACTGGATACCGCCTCTTGCACATCTTGTTGCAATTTTTTCCCATAGTTTCTAAGCGACTTATTCACGATCCGGTTTGTTCTTGCCGGACCTAGCTTGGCTTCAAGATTCTTTAGTATCTCGTCCACGCCTTTAACTGAGACGCTCATGAGGTCACCCCCAAGATGATTTTAAGAAAATCGTTATTCTCAACATCTGGCGCAAAATCTACAATATTCCACACATCATCTTTGTATCGGAAATCATCTAAGACTACTTCATGCGCATTGTTTGGCAAATAATCTGTGAATGGATCTCGAATCTTGATAGTGACAGCTTTCTTTGTTCCTTTGCCGCTAAGAATATCTCTATCCTTAGAAGAAGGATTGTAAACCAAGCAAGTACAGTAATACAATTTCTTGTTTTCTTGTTCACCCGGTTCAGGTCCATCGTTTGGTTTTACTTCAAAAAAAGTAACCGGCGTATTCAAATCACCGGCTACAATTTCAGGTCTTTCATATTTTGTTTTAATCGGCAACTTGATCACCTACCAAGTCAATTGAAGCATCCATGATCATCATCTGGAAGTTGTCATAAAAGTATTCGAGCGCCTCGTTTCTTAAATAACGAGTGCGCTCATAGACTAATTCTTTGCCTTTTTCATACTTTGTAGGATCAAACTCTCCAATAATTGATTTGATATCTACAAAGCCACTTTCTAATTGTTTGCCAATACTTTCATCTTCGGATGAATGAAAAATACGAAAGCGATCTTTGAATTCATCAATAAAAACTGGATCGTTCATTCGTTATCCCTCCAATAGATCAATTAATTCTTGCTTCTTAGCGCTGCTTGCATAATCAATTGCACGCTCGTCTAACAACGCTTTTAGTTCTGGAACCGTAAGGCTAGAATAGTCTACAGTCGCCATACGAGCGTTAGGCGTTGTTACTCCCCCGAGCCACCGCTAGTTGGAATAGCAATGTCATAGACTTGTGCTGCGTAATTATCAACAGGCTTACCATTACCCAACATATCAATTGCATAAAGGGTTGCACGTTTCATCGCAAACGTTTCTTTGTATTCAGAAATTTTTTCAGGCTGAGACTGAGTAGCATCATAGCCATTTTCGATAAAAACAATTAGCTTGTTCACAGGAACATCAACCGATTGGATAATGTGATCAGGGGAAATGAATGGCATGTTCGTCACGAATACCCCATTTGCATTTTGGATCGTTAGGCGTGCAACAATATCGTAGTAGTTGACTGGGTTGATAATTAAGTAAATCTTACCGTCAACCACACGTGTTTCATCAGTAGCATTTGTGTCACCAGTACCAATTGAATGTTTGTAAGAAGCCATTTTTTTCATAACAGCTGCAAATTCAGTAACCATTGAAGGTGCGTCTTTGAAAGTCAAAGTACCAACGCTGGCTTTATCCGGATAAACCCCACCAACAACGGCTCCATCTAAATCTTTCAACAAACCAATCGGTTCGTCTTTACCGGTACCAGTAACAATTTTAGTTGCCCAAGCGTCTTTAACAGCTTCTGTTAAGCAAAGGCGTACATAACGATTGATCCATCGAGCGCCTAAGTGCAATGTATCATTTGAAATTAAGAAGAAAGCAGTTAAGGCGATCTGTGTTGCTTCTTCCACTCCGAATTCAGCATCTAATTGCCCTTCAAGATCTTTATGCAATGGACCGAAAACGGCAACCCCTTTGCGGCGAGAACGAATTGTTTTAGTTAAACCAACAGTAGGTGTGAAATTAACCAGACGTAAAATAGGATGTTCCTTTTGAAGATCTTCAAATACACGTTCGAAAATGGTTACTGGCCATGTAATGTCCTTGTCGAAACCACCGGCTTTTTCTACTTCATTGTAGAATTTAGTTTCTTCTGCTGTTAAAACTGGAATGCCACGTGATTGAAGGATTTGGTTGTCAGTGACGTTCTTCAATTCTTCATACTCAGCACGTACTTGCGAGCCTGCATCTTCTGCAATCGCAGTGACATAAGCTTCTAAAGCATCGTTTACTTGTTCAGGTGTTGCATCTTCTTTTGCAGAAATAGCGTTAAAGATTTTCTTCGCATCTGCAGTTTTGTCTGTAATTTTTAACATAATTTATTCTCCTTTTCGCAATCGTGCGATTAATGATTTTGGTTTTGGTTCTTGTTCCACTTGATTTGTTACAGGTTGGCTTAAGTTAGCCATAGCAACAGCAACGGCATCTTGAATCATTGATGCAATATCTTGCGGTTCTTCTTGAGGTTCGGCACGTTTTACAGAATTAGCAAATCCGAATTCGACTGCTTCGTCTGCCGTGAACCATTTTTCTTCATTCATCCATTCACGCAACTGATCAGCTGATTGACCGGTCTTGTCTGAGTAAATTGCTAAGATTGAATCATCGATGGTCTCCAATGCATTCAAAGTTTTTTGGATATCCTGTTTGTTTCCCCAAGCAAATGTTGAAGCTTCGTGAATCATCAATGAAGTGCCAACATTCATGATCACTTCGTCAGCGCCAGCAATGATGAAAGTTGCGGCACTGGCTGCCAAACCAGTTACTTCGACAGTGACATTTGATGGGTGATCTTTTAGGTAGTTGTAAATTTCAATCCCTTCAAACACATCGCCGCCAGGACTATTCAGTTTGATCACGATATCATCTGTGACTGTATCCAGTGATTCTCGGATATCTTTCGCATTAATGACATCATCGTCACGCCAATATTTCTTTTGGACATTGCCACTCAAGGTGAGAATGTGCTTACCATTTTGGATTTCGTTGGTAAATTGAAACGGTACTTTTTTAACTTTCGGCATTTTCGTTCTCACCCCCTTTCGTTACTTTTTCATAGTTCTTAGTCATTATCAGTTGCTGCCCTTCACCATTTGGCAACGGATCATAGTCAGTCACTTCACGTACTTCATCACGCAAGAACGTTCCGGAAGAAACGATCTTATCGATCTGAGTAGCATTTTCCAGAATGCTAACAGGCAATACTTTAGAAACTTTGATACGCTCGCCGTTCTTGTATTCTTTTTTTGTAATGATTTTCGCCATTAGTTCATCCTCAAGCTTCTTCATTAGTGGTGCGATACACAACTTCCGAAAGGCTTGAAGGTTAGAATCAAGTTCCGCTTTTTCACCATAAATAAGCGCCGTAGGAACTCCTATGGCGTTGGCTACATCATCTATCAACGATGTTTTCATTTTATTCAGTTCATCCAGCGATTGATTAGACACACCTTGTTTGTTGGTGTATTCCTCATAATCAATGTTCTTCACCTTTGCCACGATCGCAACTGATTTCGTCTTAAAGGCTTGGTAGATTTTATCGACATATTCTTGAAGTTTTTCTGTTCGAGTCTTGCCGTTTTCATCTTTCTTTTCGTTGGCAGTAGCAGTTGCATTGATAGACACCGATCCACGAATTTGATTGTTTCGCATTGCAATTTCAATAATTCGCCCAAATAACTCGGAATAGTCCTCGAACAAGCCCTTTGTAAAACGATCAAGTTTATCATTGTTGTATTCAATATAGATCACATCTGACATATTAAAGCTTTTTTGAAACACATAGTTCTTTACTGTTACGCCAGTGAACACATCATCATAAACGGCATATTCAGTACGAGAAAAATCATCAGCTATCAGCAATTGGTTATCTTCAGTAAAAATGACCAGTACTTCGTTGTCGTCCATAAGTCGGTAGAAAAACTTTTCCCAGAACGTTGCAGCCGACATATCATTGTTGGGTCGAACATTCAAAATGTATTCCCAATCAGCTGTGCCATCTTTGTTTTTGAATTTTACTTCCAGCGTGGACATTGTCCTTGCGACAAAATCTAGCACTGTATTCTTTGCCATAATTTTCAGATATGCTCGAGCGGACTCGTCATCACCATAGACGAGATCAGGAATCCAGTCTGAAGGTTCTTCATTACGTATGGACTGCTTAAAGACATCAAATAAACTCACATATTTTCACCACCTTTCAATCAGGCAAGATGTTTGAGCAATTTTTAAAACGGAATACATTTATTTTCGAATTTCTTATATGCATCAAAATAAAGTTCATCTTTGTCACCGTTGTAGGTAATTTCATAGTACATCCCGTCAGCAATAGTGGTGCTTAGTAAAGCTTTATTATTTTGAAGCACCTTAACTTGCCAGACTACAAATACGTCAAAAGTTACTTCGTGATCACTTTTGTCCAGATGTATGATTGCATATTCTTCAACCAATTCTCGACATCTTTCAATAAATGCTTTCTCATCCATAAAATTCACACTCTCTTTATTTTTTAGTAGATGTTACTTATACGATTGACTTTAATTTGACAAAGTCATTGCCATTCAAATTGTTGTACATTTCTTCTGCTTTTTTCTTGCTAAAGAAACTAACAATTTTAATTTGCAAGATTTTCAAATAGATCCTGAATAATTCATACTTTGACTTCAAACCGTCTGAAACTGCCTAACGGCAGCCTTCATTTACTTTTTCATTTTCACCTGTTAAGTGATGCAAAAAGAACCCCATTCTGATATGGTATAGGTGTCGAAACCAACCATAAGAAAGGAGTTCTTCTCATGACTAGCTTACACAAAAACCAGGTAAAATTCAATTCAAATTTGACTATTTCACATACAGGTGGTCGCTTATCGAGTGATTCGGGTTTGGTCTTAGTTAAAGAGGTGATGAATACCTTCGACTTTTCACACGTAGCTAAACAGTGGCTCCATATTACAGACAAACGTGTTTACTTCACACATGATAACTTAGCGATATTAGAACAACTCATTATGCAGTTAATTGCTGGGTACTCGGCAGACTCATCAGCTAATCTATTAAGACAGGATCCAGTCTTTCAAGCTGTACTCGGTAAAAAAGAGTTAGCCTCACAATCGTCAATCTCACGGTTTTTAGATCGTTTCACCGAGGAGAACATGGATCAACTCCAAGCATTAAATCAGTCGCTGATTGATAAAGCGCGTTTGATTCGTAATGACACCGAGTTAATCATTGATGTCGATTCCACACATTCGGATACCTTTGGACGCCAAGAACAAACAGATTATAATGCCCATTATCAAACCTACGGCTATCACCCATTAGTTGCATTTGACGGATTGACCGGAGATTTCCTAAAAGCTGAACTGCGTTCAGGCAATCAGTATACGTCTAAAGGGGTAAAAGCCTTTATCGACCCGCTGTTACACCACTACAAGAGCACGTTACCTCATACCGAGATATTGGTTCGGGGTGACAGCGGCTTCGCCACACCAGAGGTGTATGAATCTTGTGAAGCAACTGAAAGCCAGTACGTTATCAGATTAAAGAGCAATCGGAGGTTAAGTCAGTTAGCTGAACACTCTGTTCTTTATGGGGATAATAAAAAATGGGAAGACCGAGAAATACAGTATTTTTCACTCCCTTATCAAGCACAATCCTGGTCAAAACCCCGTCGCGTTTGTATTCGATCAATCCGTGAAGCAGGAGAGCTTCTTTTTCACCACGCATTCATTGTGACGAATCTATCCGATAATGTCTCGCCTGAAGTCATATTCTCTCTTTACGGCAAGCGTGGAACAATGGAAAATTTCATCAAAGAAGCGAAATCAGGCTTTTATTTTGACAAAACAGATAGTCCGCGTTTCCTGGAAAATCATGTCAGAATGATGATCAGTGTCCTGGCTTACAACCTCGTCAATTTTTTAAAGACCATTGGATTTGAACAAGTGAATCGGGGGATGACGATTCATTCTATACGATTGACATTGCTTAAAGTTGCCGGAAAACTCGTTAAAACAGGTAGACAAGTCTATCTCAAACTGTCGAGTTATCATGTGTATCAAACTGAATTTTATAAGGTTTTTGAACGCCTACGGCGATCTAAGCAATGGATTTAGGCTAGTTATCGTAAAAATTTTTAACCTATTTTTCCAAGGGGTCAGTCTGCCCTTAAATAGACAAATAATTTTTATTATAGTCTTCTTCCGTATATATCCTGTTCGAAAACACATTATTTTGGAAGAATGTATCTGCCTAATTTAAATATAGGCACTTTGTTCAAAAAAATAGCTTAAATTTAGAGCTATGAATTATTCAGGATAGATAGTTTTCTTGATTTTTAAGTTAATTGTCACATTCCCATGATTATTTTCTTCTCCCACGAAAACCACTCCTTTTCTATTATTTTTATTTAACGCATAAATGCGAGATTTCAGGATCACCTTCACTTTCCGGCAAATCGCCTACCTGATTTATTTTGGATCTGTTCAGGTGGTTTATTCTTGTATCCCAAAGGCGTTGTAGTTACTTTTTTGAAATAGACTGTGTTACCGGCCATTACGTTTTTTGTTTTTCGCTCCACGTTTAGATATTGTGGTTTATACATAATGATCACTCACTTTCTGCGTGAAACCCATTCAATCAATATTGCAATAAATAAAATAAACAAAAATATCGGTATCAGAATATACCAGTATTTAATAAAAAATTCTCTTTCGGTTAAATGAATCCAATCACTGAACATAACCTAGCCTCGCTTTCTAAAACTCAATTTCATCCAACATGTCAAATGCATCATCATAGTCGTAGTCAATGATTTCATCAGCACGCCATAGGCAGTATTCAAAAGCTTTGAAACCGTCTGTCTTACGTCGAACCTCTTCTTTTTTCTTGTATGATTTGTTGCCGTCGCCATTGGTTTTCACGAGTACATTGTTCGTATACCAGCGCATCAATGGATTATCACCAAAGATAATGTGATTATTTGCAAATGCATCTTCAATCCTTGGCGCTAATAAATTATCTGCAGCTGTTGGATTTCTGATCACTTCGATTTCAAATCCTTCCTCCAAAAACAATGGTCGTAATAAATCCATACGGAAATTATCGGCTACTATTTTCGTTATGCCGTATTTTTCACGTTGCTCAACAAACCAACCAACAACTGTTTTTGGGTCGATTGTGGGCCCATCTATGACCGTCAGCAATCCTTTTTCTTCCCATTCCCTTATTGGTGCAAATTTTTCTTTTGTAGTTTCGGAAGCTTTACGAGAATATCCGTAGTAAATGTCCACAAATTGCTTTCTAACGAACGAATGGGTCTTGAATACATAATCATCCCCATCACGAAACAAAAGCCCACAAGCGGCGAAATCACGCAGACTGGCATAGTCTAAACCGCCAATGGCTTGTTTGCCAATTAGGTTCGTTGGGAATGGTCTGTTTGTTGCCAGAATTTCTTCACGACTAGCCACTGATCGTTCTAAGTCTGTGACAGGTAAATTCATACGTTTAGTCATGAACTCTTCGCGATTGCTTGGGTCATCTTCCAAATCTTCGTATTCTTCCATAACAGTTTCGTAAAGATTGTCCGCATACTCAGATAGTGGCTGATGAAACATAGGATTGGCTAATTCCCAGTTGTCAGGATCATTGACCTGCTCCTCTAAGTCCAGTTTGCAAATGAAAGGAAAAAGAGCATTGAAACGGACTGAACCGCTCAACACTCTTTTCGCTTTTTCTTTCATGTTGTCCAAGAATCCCTCACGAACATAACCGTCAGTCCCCACATAAAACTCCCTCGGGTTCGGACGTTTACCAAGCCCACTAATATGGACTTTTACATCTTTGTTCGATTCGTATCGATGGATTTCATCAAAAGCTACTGCTCCATCACGCAATCCATCTTTTGTATCGCCATTACTAGTACGGAATTTTATTTTACTTCCAGTCTTTTTGCTGGTGATCACAGATTTTCCATATTCAAAAGCTTTTTGTAAAGTCTTGTTCCGCTTGATTGTATTATAAATTTCTTCAAAAGAGGTTTTTGCCTGATCCTCACTATTTGCTACAATCGAAATGTTGTAGTCCATGATGCCGTGCATTTCGGTTTGCAGAAAGTTTAGGACCACAGATAACAACCCGTTTTTTCCTCCGCCACGACCAAACATCCAAAGAAACTTACGGTAAACATTCCGGTCATTCTTTTTGAAATAAAAAAAGATGAATGCAATTAAGAACTTTTGGAATGGCTGCATTGGGAAATACCATTTCTCACCATAAGCAATGCACTTATCAATCATCACATCATCGAAGTAAACATCATCCCGACTAAGAACATCACGTTCTAAATACTCAATTAAATCTGCTCGCTCTTTGTTAAACTTTATTTTCCCTGATTTGAATTGTTCGATATAGTAATCAACGTGTGTTTGATGAATCATGTTAGATCACTCTCATCGTAATCATCTTGATTATCAGTGACTACTTTACCGTTCAAATCATCAAGGTTAAGGTCTTTACCAAGAGCAATAATTGCACGAGAAATCGTAACTTTTTGAGCGATTGCCGGATTGGTTTTAAGATACGTTTGAGTGCCGTTGAAACCTTCGACAATCGGGCCGTATTGCTTAACAGCTTTATCCATTTTTCGATAAAGCCTAACTAAATCAAGGTATCTCTCAACTTTTTCAAGTTCCATCTGATCGTTAACGTCAATTTGTCTCAGCAACTGTTTCTTTAAATCTGACATCTTCAAAGGCTCTCACCCCCCTAGCAAAAAATTTTAGTCATAAATTTGGACAGTTGACCCCATCCACCGGTTCCCTAGATTGGGATTTGACCCCAAAATAATTCGACCGGGGGTATGTTGGTCCCCACTTTGATTTACTTTTCTATCCATTTTTGGGATGCTGTTTTCTTAGGTTGTCACTCACCACCATTCATCATCCCACTTTCTTTTCTTTGGTTGCCCACGATAGTTCATTCGATCGTGTCGCTTGTTGTGACAGTCCTTGCATAACGTTCTTAGGTTATCTGGATCAAACGCCAGCTCTGGATTTGTTTCTAGCTCTTTGATGTGATCGACTTCCAGTATCGAATCATACTGTGTAGTCAGTCTGCCTTCGGCTTTACACCATAGGCATTCATAATGATCCCTTTCAAGTATTGCCAGCCTTAGATTTCTCCACTTAGTCGATCCATAAAACCTAGATCGATCCGCTTTGGTTTTGACAACAGGTATCATTTTTCTTTGGCTAATTGCTCAACGTAAACATTTACCAAGGCTCTTTGCACTTGTAAGATTCCATCTACTCCAAGCTGTGTAACATCGAGGTTCATACGTTCTTTTATAAATGTTGAGTTGACAGGTGCTTCGAGAGACCTCTTCATCATGTAGTAGTTCAATGCTCCAAGTTCATCTACCTTCAGGCCGTATGCGGTAATAATTTTCCAAAACAATTCAGCGATTGTATCCATGTCCTTATCTTCTCGTAGCTGAGTTAACATCTTGATTAGTTCATCTTGCTTTAATTGATTAGATTTCTTTGTTTCATTTTGTTGTTTCATCATGTGCACAACTCCTATAAAAATAAGTAGCCAATCATTATGATTGGCTACTTATTCAAAATATTCAAATCTGGATTATCATAATAATATGAATCTTATTACTACTTTCTAGCGATATCTTTCATTTCTTTTTATCATGTTGGTTACCATAGCGGATGCTAAATCTATGCGCTCAAATAATATATTCTGGTTACTTATCATCTTATCAATTTCTTCATCTGATAAATCTGAGTTAAATGATTTGAATGTATCAGGTAGCCATTCAACTCGTAACTTTAGATCTTGAATAATATTATTTAATTCTATTAGTTCATTATACTCCTTCAAGATTCTTCTATCCGAATTCTTCAGGCTAGAAGAATCTCTTCTCTCTAGTATTTCAAGTTTGTTTAGTATCAATTTTAATGCCTGAGTATCAAAGTTTTTATTATCTTCACTAGCATTCTTTACCTCAACTGATGGAACTTCCTTCAGTTTTCCATCTAGTTCTGGCCACCATTTATTAAAGGATGCCTGAAGTCTCTCTGGACTTAATTTAACATTGTCTTCAGAAACAACATTTATACTTTGAATGAGATCTAATAGGGAGGCTTCACTAAAATCTTTTGCTGATTGGAATTGTTTTAACGGACCAGTATTCAAAATGGTTACATCAGTATCATAGATCATGGGTACCAGTCTGGACTTGAGATTTTTTGATAATGCTCCAGCTTCAAAATTTATCCATGGCGCATCAATATTTTCTTCGGTCACAAATACTAATCCAAAGTCGTTAGAACGAAGATTTTCATCTATGTCATTTGACCATCTAGATCCTAAATGGATGTCTTTTGCTGACATATAAGGTTTTACATACTGTAAAACGTTTGGTAACCATTCTTTAAAACACTCAGCTAAATATTTGCTTCTATCCCCTGACCAACTCAGAAATAAATTCATCTCATCACTCTCGACTTTCAGTTTTTTTATTAATAATAACTTTAAAAAACTATGAAAGCAATAACGCAAAAGACAGCAAGAACGAATTCTGAAATGAGATGATCCACTTCTTTCAAAAAATTGTGCTGTCTTTCGTATCCGTCAAAGAAGAATAAGCGATAAGGAGCTTTCCCCCTTTCGGTATTTGGATTATTGTGAGTAGTCCAACAACCGACTCTCCGTTTCTTCTACGCTATTACTATAACCCGTTTAAATCAAGAAATATACACAGGCTTTGAGGTCGCATTTTGTGGCAATGTCAAAACAAGCTCAACTGATCTTGATCCGCTGAATAGTAGTCCATTTCTTCTTGCTTCTTCAAGCGTTCCTCTCGCCTTGCCTCATACTCATCCACGAATGATAATGTCTTGCGAATCTCTGTATGCCGCTTTCTGATATAGGATACGCTGTAACCCGTCTCATCTGCTATATCATAAACATCCATGTCATCAATATACTTTAATTTAACAATTTGATTGTCTGCACCGCTGAACGAATCAATCAATTCCATCAGTTCAACTTTTTCTTTTTCAAGAAGCTCTAGTTCATTCTCTATAATCCTGATGTTTTCTTCCAACGATGATGATCTTGAATTTTTTTCAAGGCGCACGTTTGCTAAATCACCGTTGACCCATCGATCTAATTCCAACCTACTCTTGTTAAGATTCCATTTCATGAAGAGTATTTGTTCTTCTAAGTCTTGGTAGTTTTTAAGCCATTGAAATCTCACAAACGCCACCCCTTTATGGTAAAATAGTCTTGTCACAGGTCACTTACCCAAAAGGTAGTGGCTTTTTTATTTATCAAAATGTGAGCCATGTTGATGTTCTTCATCAATGATCAAACTCTTCAATGTCTTACCAAGAACTTTTTTATTTATGGTTCCGTTCGCCTTGGCTTTTTCTAGTAACTTACGCTTCTTCTTTTTTACTTTCGATTTTTTCTTTGGCAATGGCTTGCTTCTCCTTTTCATCTAATTCTTTACCGAAAATCACACTAGCAAATACTGTGGCAAAAAGTGCCACGGCTACTAACACTGCAAAGTCCATCATTTATCCACCTGCTTCCATCGCATCTATCACCAGCGGATCGTTTATAATAATCTTGTACTTCATCTGCTCATGCTGCAGCTGTTCTTGTAACTGCTCAATTTGTTCCTGTTGGTCAACTATTGTATAGGACATGGTAATAACTACAGTCCCCAATAAAAATACGACAATACCAATAATTCTTATTCTCATTCAAACACCTCTCGTTATTTAATATATTTTCCAAACATTCGCTGACACTCTTCTATAAGCTACTTTCGCCTATTTTTGAACCACTATGATCCTCTATGATATTCTAACGGCTTCTAGTTCTTTGTCATCTTTAAATCAAGTTCTTGCCAAAAATGGGGATTGCTGTTATATTATTGGTGAGGATATAGATCTTACTCCTCTCCAATCCAGAATCTGGATCATTCGTGATCGAAGTGGGAATTGAGTGCACCCACGTTCCCCCGCGGGCGGGTTAGCCTAGCGTTTGTCTGCATGGGACGGTATCCATGCTTTGCACTCTTATTTTTTTTGTGCATTTTTGGAGGTTAGAATGAATACAGATTTCTCTCTCACTTATAATCAGTATCTTTCTAACTTTGATGGAAAGATGGCTATCCTAACAACAAAGTTTGAACCTTTAGATAGGTTTTATATTAAGTTCGATATAAAGCAATTACCTCACTTATTGGGTCTTCAATACATCTACACCGATCCGCCACAAACATTATGCGAAATGCTCTGCAACAAGGACATAACTTACGAAAAACTGCAGCGTCATCAAAATTTCGTGAAAATTAAAGATCGCATCACATTGTTTCCGTATATACTAAATATTTTTTTAGAAGACTATAACGCCTCGGTGATATATGTCTCTGAGCAAGATCGTCATGGATCTTCAATGAAATTAGATATTGTGTTCGCCCATCCACATAAAAACAAATATCTGAACTTAGGACTGAGAGAAACCGGAGAATCAATTTATTCACCTGTAACTTTTTATGTCTTTAAGAAAGGGCGGCATCCAGTTATGCCTTCTTCAAAAAGGGCAAAGGTGGAAACAATAGAATTTATCAATCCAACTAGACAAATACAACTCTTTTAAGTTTTAGTAGACCATCATAAGCGATGGTTTTTTTATGCCTGAATTCCGTTATCGCTGACGATTGCGGAATTAATTTCCTGTTTTTGAATTGATTATGGTATCCTTTTATTATGATATTTAAAAAAGGAGTGACCACTTTGAAAAAAAGATCTTTGCTAAATGTTTTCCTTTTAATTGCCTTAGTTAATTTTGTTTGTTCCTTATTTTTAATATTTTCGGACGGTGTTAGCACCATCCTAAAGGTTGCTAGCTTTTTATTTTTTGTAAACTTTGTTTTGAATATGGTACTTGCCACAAAACGTTCTAAAGGCGAGATTTAAGACTAATTTCTATTAGTCTTTTTTGTTTGCTATTTCGTCGGATAGCTGACTAACCTAATTTCTTTTGAGCTTTGACAAATAGCATACCGTCTCTTTTCAATTCAACATTTTCCCACTTAGTTAAGAGATCTCTTGTATCAAATCCACGCTCAGTCACCACTGCATAGCCACTTACTGTCTTTTGTAATTCAACTGGGGTTTTATCTCCCAATGCCTGCTTGACATCGCTTAAAAATACACCTACTGAAACTGGATCATCATCATAATCAAACAAGAATTTCTTCGTTAATGCTGTACCTTGCTTCATAGATAAACTAGCAATTAGTTTTTCAATATTTGCCAGACTTGCATCTTGGTTATCAATTAGATAGTGTTGCAAAGCTTTATGGATAACATCGTGTTTTCTTGCATTTACAGACACATAGAACCGGCTCATTTCTTTAGCAACACCACGTTCACAAAACTCATTAAAATCTGTTTCCAATTCATCTGGATATTTCTGTGTTAAGAATGCTTTTGTCCGTTGCTTGAAATTTTGCAACTCAGAATTATCTTTATTTCGTGAGACAAACATCACTACATGATAAGGTCTTCCTTCGTACCTTTTTGACATGATTTCCCTCCTAGTTGTGTATTTCTGTCGTTACTAAATTTTCATATCTACAAACATTTATAGTATTTATTTATTTTGTTTGTTTATTATGGTATTTTATTTAAAAGGAGTGATTCTATGGCGAACAATATTGAATTTGAAGTTGAAAAAGTTTATAAAGGCAGAACCAACGAAATCTTTGTTATTACTGATCCCGAGACACAGGTACAATATATTCAAACAATTGTTATCGGTTCTGACGGAAAAGGCGTCGCAATTACACCAAGACTAGAGCCAGATGGAAGTATTCATTATAAGGATTAATTAGATCAACTTGTGTTGGTCTTTTTTCTTTCCAAGTTGGTAATTTCTTCCGATTCTTAACTAACAAATTTTTGATGCGACAGCTTCAATTCTTCGTCGCCGATCATTGAATATTTCAACGTTGTCTCTATTGATTCATGGCCCAAGAAGTTCATCACTAATTCGATTGGCATCCCGTGCCTTCTTGCTAACGTGGCTGCAGTACGTCTGAATCTATGCGGATGGACATTTGCCACACCTGCTCGTTCACCTAAACGCTTTACTAGCTTCTGAACTCCTGCTGATGTCATTTCCTTACCCACTGTTTGTCCGAAGAATAATGGTCCAGTAATATGCGGCACGTCTTTCAGATAGTGGTTCAAAGCCATCTTCGCTTTTGCATTTAGATATAACGTTCGCTGCTTATTCCCTTTACCGATCACTGTGATTGAGTCATTTTCTTGATCGTAATCCTGAAAATTGAGTGAAACTAATTCCGAAACTCTACAACCTGTACTAAGCAATAACTCAATCACAAAAGCTTCTTTGGAATTTGCTGTTGCTGAACGCAACTTTTCAACTTCTAACTCGCTGAATTCCTGTTTCCTTCGCTTTGGCACTTTGATATTCTCTACTCTTGTCCCAGGATCTTTTGCGATATATTCCTCGTTGCATAACCATTTGAAGAATCGAACAATACAACCTCGTTCTCTTGCTAGTGTGCCTTTACTGACATTATCGATCATTTCCCTGTTCGCAATAAACAATCGAATGTCATTCGTAGTAACATCACTAAACGGCTTTCTAACGCTTCTCATGAAGAGATTGATTGTCTGCATATAAAGATTCAAAGTACCGCTTGAAAGCCCCTGTATCTTCTTGGAAACGAAGAATTGCTTATAGGCGGCAATGTCGGATGTTTCATCGTAAATTACTACTTCATTTTTCTGCTCAGTGATCGAATACTTCGTACATTCAACTGTCAAAACAACTTTTAGAGTAGCCAGTTGGTTAGAATCCATTAACGGTTCAACATCCACCAAAATTTGGTTGATAAGTTTTTCTACACTTTTCAACAGCAGACCTCATTTCAATCTATTTGTTCAAAAAGTATCGAGTAATCATCGATCTTTAAAGATTTGGCTATATCTTCGACAGTCCGTAATTGAATTCCAGCTCTTTTCTTTCTTGCATTTTCATGAGTTTCTCTTAAAGATAAGTTTTTAGTTTTCACGTGCCAGTCAACGTTTGTCCAAAATACTTCGAGAATGTCCATTTCCCCACTCCTTCGTTTCTTTGCGAACAGCAGCACCATCTTTATTGCAGACCGGACAGTTGATTGCTACTGCCCGGCCAAACATATCTTTTCCCCAAATAATCCTTTCGCCTTTACATCGATTGCATTTCATGGGATCACCTACTTAATCTGGTTGCTTTCCAACAAGTGAAGGTACAATAAACCAACATCGATCAATTTCTCATTCATGATTTGAGCAACTTCGCTAGGCTTAAACCCTTTGCAAAAGAGATCTTTTGCTTGGTTAATTACACCAACGCTCCAATAAAATTTTGCATCTTCCAGAATAATTATTTTGCCGTCACTCTTCTCCATCCGAATCACCTGATAATTCTTTGAATATCACTTCATCTTTTTTCTTGCTCCAAGTATCAGCGAATGGTGCGAAGTACTGACGAGAGATTTCAATCTGATCAATTAATGCATCTTCAGACATTTCATAAACAGCAGCTACTTCGGAAATTTTCTCGCCCTCCTCGATTTGAATTAGTACATCACGAGGATTGATTGTGATGCTGTCTGGTAACGGCAACGAGGTAGCGGTTTTGATGAATTCATCAATAGTATCTTTGGAAACTTGAATCTCAACCATTTCAATTTCTTCAACGCCATCACCTACATCTAATGAAGTTTGTTCTTCTTTCAAGACTTCAATTGTTCCATCGCTATTTACTGCATACTTGACGTTCGGACGTTTAGTCTGTTTATTGATAGGAAGCGTGTAGCCGACTGTTTCAGGTTGGATCGTAACTGATACTGTTTTACCTAGAAAGTCGCTCAAATCGTCATAGCGGCCTTTCAGTGATCCGTTGTTTACCACTAGTAGCACTTCCACGTTTCCGTTTGATTTTGATGTAGCTTTTTTTACCTCTGGTCGAAAGTTTACTTGTTTAGTCATTTTTGTTTTCCTCCAATTTTTTTATAAAAGATTTTTTCTTGATCGAACTGCAACCAACTTTGATTTTTTCTTACTGCTGCGTTCGTTTGCCGGTCGTGTTCGCCACATCTGTTCCAGCTTTCGAGCAAGTGTTACTGCTTTCGATTCTGTACAGGTTTGGCTGATTTGATATTTGACATCGCCGTTTACGTCCAGAAATTGAACATTCCACTCTTTAGACTTCTCCATCACTTGGTTCCCTCCAATTTTCTCTTGCGGCGAACGCTTGCTCTTTTGCGCTGCTGACGAGCTGATTCAAAGCAACTCATTTCCTCGAATCTATTGGTTTTAGAATTGAACTTTGCAAATGTCACCGGGAACCCATAGCGGTTAGCAAACATCTTCATTTTCAACATTGAGATTGCATCTTGATACCCTTTAACATCGACTACCTTAACCAGCTTGCCTTCTTCATAAATGACGAAATCAGCTCGATAATGTATTGGTGCTACCTTCAAACCATCACTATAAAATCCCTCTTGCAAGATCATATTTTTTTGCATTTCGCAAAAATTATCAGATATTGGCAGAAAGCTCATCCCTTTTTGTTTCAAGATTTTGTAGTATCTGGCTTCGGCTTTTGAATCAAAGAGAATGCCATCTACTTCATGTTTAGTATTTCCGTACTTACTTCTAGTTTTTGTAACCAATAGCTACACCGCCCTTAATCGTTTATCTGCTGTTTTCTCAAATTTAAAGGTACATCCTTGTGAATTTTTGAAAACCCGTGATGTGATGCGTTGACCATAAGCTTCAGCAATTTCTTTCCCTGCAAGATTTGTAGTAATAATGGTTGCTTGATTTTGACGGGCTTCCATAATCGAGTTGATAATGTCGTTGGTGAATACTTTGCTATCGTTAAAACTCGCACCACCTAATTCAGCACCTAAATCATCGACAACTACTAAATCAGCAGTTTTAATGTCTTTCATTAACGATCCTTGTATATGCTTGCGAAGTTCCTTATCGTTAAAAGAGTATTTTATTTGTTCCAAGAATTCTCGGTACCCAATGAATAAACACTTTTTTGTGTAATCCGACTGTTCAATAATTGCCCAAGTTGCAGCCATGGATAAATGGCTCTTTCCACTTCCGGATTTACCATTCAATGCCATATGTTTGGGTTCCCCATTTAATACTGCTTTAACAAAATTGTTAGCAATCGCTACTGCTGTTCTGGTTTCTTCGTCAATTACTTTATAGTTATCAAAAGTACAATCGAACAAAGATGTATCTGTAACCACTGAACCATAGCGAAAGAAATCGATCGCTTTCTTTTTTAGGCTTTCATTGTAGATTCGTTCGGTTTCTCTATCTTCTTTTCGGCGCATATCATAGTAACCACAAGCCATACATATCGGCGCACATCGGTCGGAACCGTCTTTGTTCTTTGCTTTGTACCCGTATAGCGGTTGTTGACATTTTGGACACTCGCCACGTACCACTAATATCTTGTCAATTAAAGATTTCATTTCAACTGCTAGGCTCTTCATATTTCACCTCCACTAAATTGGTAAATCGTCATAATCATTAAAAGCTTCGCTCTCCAAACGTCGCCCTCCATTTTTCTTGGTCGGGTTATTTCTTTGAGCCTTCATCTTGTCATAATGTTTTCTCAAACTTGAAGGCGACAAAATCACGCCGCCCCAAAATTCATGTTGCGTTGCCCAGACAATCATTTCTTGAACTTCTTTTCCTGATCGTTTGTCTGATTCGATTGTTAGGCGAATTGTATTCGCCCAATCATCCAAGTTCGGTTCTTTGATGTCTTGGTTCTTTTTGATTAATTTGAAAAGAGTTTTTGCAAGAATTTTATTAGGGTCGTCGTCTTCGTAGACACGCTTTTTGCGTGTGTTACGAGGACTATTATTATTGTTATCATTGTTATTCATTGTTTTATCATTGTTGTTTGTGCTTTTCTGTGGCTTTTCAGTGTCACCTGAGTGGCTTTTTTTATTATCTTGATTCTGATAAATGTCATAATTAACAATGGTTATAACCGTCTTTTTACTGTCACTTTTTCTAACTAACATTCCATCTTTTTCCAGCAAGGTTAAAAAGTCAGTAACTTTTGTTCTAGACCATCGCCATCTTTCAGATAGTTGACGTATTGAAGTGATTTTCTGGCCACGTTCAACTTCAACTAATTTGCCATCAAACACAAACTTGTTTTGTTTATGATTGGCATCCATGACTAGGTCTAACCACGCTTCGTATTTAGAAAATACTCGTTTCTCTTGATAAAGCCAGTGATCTCTTATACTGCGGTGGATAGCAACCCAACCTTTGTCTGCCATTTAAATCACCACCTTACAAGTCGTTCATACTTGTAAATCCGGTTATTCGTTGATTTGCCCGGCAATACTCACAAGTTCCACAAGCTTCTGGTTTTTCTTCACCCATTTTTATCCGTTGAATAAGATCGATGTTGTCTCTTAAGTTGATTAACTCGAACGACATTTTATCCTCGTCCAGCGTGATTAACTTCGCTTCGCTTGGGGTTTGCTTAGAAACTGCAGCGATTATAGGAACGAAATCTTTTCCGTATTGCTGTTTGAGTAATTCGCAATAAACAGCCATCTGCAAGACGTATCCAAAATTTTCAATGAAGGTACACCGTTGACCGTAAATCTCATTCCATTTTCTTTCATGTATATCTTTGCTTGTTTTGATATCTACGAAATAGTCATCTTCAAGATTTAAGCAATCAATTTTCCCCTTCCACTCGACACCAAATAGTTCCCCAGTTACGATCACTTCTTTTTCGCCTTGGTATAGATTCAGGAACGCATCTTCGACAATCAATCGGTCGATCATCTGTTCAGCGATCTTGAAATCTTTCAAAAGTCCATAAGGTTTCCGAGAAGAAAACATCCTGTTTTTATTTTCTTCCTTGAATTTTTCATGAACAGCTAGATCCTCAAAATAAGTATGAACGTAGTTTCCAACCAATAGAGCGATTGGATCAGATGACGGTTGCCAGTCACCTTTTAGTTTGGCTAAAGCAGCTGCAGGGCATTTGAGAAAGTTTTTGTATTGAGATACCGACATGTACTGCCAGTCCGCTTCATTGCCATAGTAATTATCATCAGTGAGCTTGATCTTAGAACGGGTAATCTTCTTCTGGGAGGATTCCTTCATCTTTGACACCTTCCTCTCTGTCAAAGTTAGGAATGATACCAAGATCACCTTGAACAGGTTCTGCTTCTTCGGCTGCTTTTTCTAACGATTCCAAATCAATCGGTTGTTCGTCCAACTCCTGATCAACAGCATCTTTCGGTTTCATCAAGTCTTCGATTGGTGCTGATTCTTCAACTAGTTCTGCTTGCTTGATGCCCATTTTCTGTTGTAATTTATTTTCGATTGCTTGAACCTTAACCGGTTCTGCAGGTTTAATTTCACGATCATCAAATTCATTTTCAAGTGTTTCTTTTGCAGCTTGAACGAATAAATCATTGTCATTGCTCGTGTTGATTAAAGCTTTAGCTGCTCGGTTGATCACCGTACGCTTTGCCATTTCTTCCGGAAATTCTTTTTGAGGTCCAGATCCCTTCATTTTTGACTTAGCCCAACTCTGATCAATTTGCTTCTTGGTCATGACTGTTGTAGTCTCTTTGCCATTAGCAAGTTTGATCACTACGTAAGCAGCAACAATTTCGTTATCCAAATTTTCAAAACTGGTATCGTGTTTAGTGACTACCATGTTTGGTCCATCCATACCCACTTGAAAATCATCGCCTTTTCGTACGACTACAGGAGTGATGTCAGCACCGCCTGTCACTCGATCAAGAACTGCCATGGTGCCAAAATATGAACGCATAAGCTGTACTTTGTTTCCATACTTGATGAAGTAGCATTGTTTCTTCGCAGGTGATAATCCTTGAATAACCATATCCAACAGGGCATTAGAAATCGATGTCTTCGTTTCTTGGTTGTTAGCAGCTGCTTGAAGCAAGTTGCCAGCAGTGTTATTTGTAAGTTCGAAGAAAGCACTCTTCAATGCATTCTGGGGGCTGTAATTTGGTGGCATTTCTAACCCTTGATCTTTTAACCGATCTAAATTGCCAATTACTTGCTCGTCTAATGAACGTTGCGTAGTTTGAGTTAAATCATTTGCCATTTTTAAATTCCTCCAATATTTATTTTTCTGTAATTTTCGTTTACGTAGTCAATAATCTGATCTTCATGAACTAATCCCAAATCAGTTGTGTAGACGATGTCGCCTTTGTATAGTGGATTGCCTTTCCAATCAACGGCAATCTGGTTTGGTTCAATTTCAGGCTGTTGACGAGCGCCTAATGAATCGAAATCATTCATGGCGATCACCAGCGTAAAAGATCATTTTTCGCAATTCTGATTTCAAATCCTCAATTCGCTTTTCACAGGATTCCGTAATCAAATCCCTGATTTGACCTTGAATATCTTTGATTCCTAAATCTTGTTCAATATAAACTCGATGGCATCTATACTTGGCATCTTCTTTAAAATAGCCACTGCCCATGAAGTGAGTAGAAATGCCTATTTCGATGTCATTCATTAACTCATTACTGACAGGATGCAACGCAGGTGTTTTTAGACTTACTAGCAAATCTTCCGCCTCGTTGATTTGATCAATAATGTGTTCCATTTTTCTTATTTGTTTTCTCGCTCCTTCTACCACTCCCACTGCAATCCCTCCTAGAATTCCCAAAACAATTTGTAACGTCCGTCTTGTTCTACTAGATTGTCCACACCTTCATTCTGAAGTTGAGACAAGAATCCTGGCGTTAATCCTTTACTAGCGATTGTGATGTTTGTCCGCCCTTGGCTAGCGGCAGTCATGATGCTATCAATTACTCGCTCTTGAGCGTTCCCAAGCATTGCTGTATAGATGTCATCGTTAAGTCCAGTAATAGTAATCATTTGAAATCACCTCGTAAGATTCGTTCGAAAATGTCCGGGATATCATTTAGATCGTCTACAACAAAAGTGTGTGTGCTCTCTTTCGGATCTTTTGTATCAACGTCGTACATTCTTTTGAGCACTTTATGAGCATGACAATCACAATCCGATTCTGCTAAATTCCGCTTCACCTGATCGTATTGTTCTTTAACTGCTAACCCGACAAGAATTTCAGCTCCTGCTTCAACAATTGCCACACTTCCTTCTGTATCAAGCGCCGACAAAGCTAAAGCAACATTTTCCTTATGGCACTCTTCTGCTAATTCTTCAATCAAATTTTGAATTTTTTCGTTCATGTGTTACACTCTCCTTGAATAATGGTTTAAGTTTGGCTTACACTAGCGGTATCTGGTGTAGGCTCTTTTTGTCGTTTCTTCATTTCTTGATCTCCTTGAGACGTTTGCCACATTTCGTACAGTAAGGACCTTTCCACGGCTCACATTTTTTCAATTCTGTAGCGTTGATGAGTTTCATCCTATTGCAGCTCTTGCATTGGAACTGATGAAGCTTTTCTTCTATCAGCATTTTGTACTCCCCTCCTTAACCGTCTTCTATAAGCAATCTCGTCATACTTGATCAACCACCACATGATCGACACTGGTAATGATACAACCGCCCAATCTGGCAACTGACGGTGATTTCCGAACCAAACGCCTAAGAAAAATATAGTGATGATGAATGCTGATCTTCGTAAACCTTTCATAAAATCACCTCAATTCTATTTGCCGATTAAGCCGATTCTGATAAATCAACTCTTGATAACTCCTCAATTCCCGAATCGATAAATCTCGTTGTGTTTCAGTCAGTGGTACTTTCCGATCATTAAGTTGATCGTGTAAGGTTCTCATCTTTTCTTTGATAAGACCGTGGATCATAAGTTCTTGTTGCAAGTTATAGTTCATGCTGTAGCACCGCCAAGCACCTCGTGTGGCGATAATTTATTAGTTAGATACTTGTTAGTATCTTTCCACTTTAAGAACCATAAGAATGTCTGGTAATGAATAAACGTGGTTGAAGGTCCCGGGCGAAGCAAGCCTTCTGCGAATTCAGGAATTTCGTCCATCTCCTTGCAATATTGCAGCAAAGCCGATTTTGACATTCCGTGAAATTTTTCTAGGATAAGCCCTTGCCGATACCAATCATCTGGATTTACTTCTTTTTCAGCAGATATGATCAATTCTTTTAAAGTCGGCTTTTTCAATTCGATCCCTCCTAAAAGTTGTCATTCCAAATTTGATATTTTATTGCAAAATCTTTTACTGTAGATAAATAGATCTCGACTAACTTTTTGTCGCCAGCAATAGCATCGACTTGATTAAGCTTGTCTCGTTTTGATTTGCTTACACCTTCATCAGCCATTCGACGGCGGCTATTTGTCACACGTATAGAAAGATTGACCCCAGCACGTCTTTCAACTTCTTTGTAAATTTCATTCCTTACGTTTCTATGTGTATCGCTGCCACCACCTTGAATACGGGCAATCTGATTGATCAATGAATTCGCATTTTTACGCCAGTCAAGTGTATTTAGTGCTACAATTTCTGATACGCTGTCTATTTTTGATTCCAATTGTTTTGTGGCAATTTCTTGCTTAGCAACCGCCGTGAACAACCCTTGGAACATTTGTAGTTCTGGACTAAGATTTGAAGTATCAATTAATTGTTGCTTGTACTGCTTTTCTACTTGGATAAAATATTGTCTAGCCTGTTTCCCTTTCTCAGTCCGCTGGATCATTGAAACTTCTTTAGCCATGTCTAGTTTCATCGTGTGATCGTTTATTGGTCTCCCACCATATGGTTTTTCACTTTTTTGTGATAAACCTATAAAATCAACGTTTTCGGCAAATCCATATTCGACCATACGTTCAAACCATTGTGTGTAGGGTGTTTTCACTTCCAAAAACTCATGCAATTCTCTACCGCTTACTAACTGTTCATCGTTATCATTTGTTGTAACTTTGATTAACTCGTACATAACTATCCTCCTTGCGATCGATTTTTTTGTTATTTAACTACACAGTCACTTGTTTTATCAATCCAATAACGAGTAAACTCGTTTTTAGTACCAAAAAAAATTTCTTCTGGATTTACATAATATAAACTTGGAATCATTTGAACATACTTTTGTTTCATTTTGTTCGAGTCTTGCTCCCAACTAGCTAGCGTTTGGTAATTCACGCCAAATTTTGAAGCAGCTTCTTTTTGAGTCATTCCTGCTAAAACTCTTGCACCCTCTAGAGAAACTTTCTTTTTCATAGAATCACCTCCTCTTCGTAAACAAATATAAACGAGTTTATTCGTTTAGTCAACTAGTAAACTCGTTTTTTTATTTAAAAAACATAGTTATTTTATTGCTGATACATTGTCAATAACGAGTTTATCCGTTAGAATGTTAGTATAATAGTAATCTTAGGAGGATCTAAAAATGGCTAGACCTGCATTAAATAACTTTGAAAAACAACTTCGTAAAGAAATATCTGAAAATCTAAAAAAAGTTACCCACGGAAAGACTCAAGCTCAAATTTCCCAAATGACAGGTATTCCAGCTTCAACTATCTCTGGTTATTTTTCTCAAAGATCGACGATAAAAGAAGAAAACGTCAAAAAAATAGCAAAAGCCTTTGGAGTTCCGGAAATTGAAATTGATCCTAGATTTGCTCATAATTACGATTTTTTAAGTTTGAAAAAAGATGTGATGAACGAGTTAAGTTCTGGAAGGAAATTTAATGAAAGTGATTTTCGCGAACTCGCAAAAAAAACAAGTGACTTAGGAATGAGTTTAAGTCAAATGAAAACAGAGAGAGGAAACAATATAACTGCTGTTTATCATGATACACATGATTATAATTTTTTTGATACTTCTGTTGCTGCTGGTTTGCCCACATCCATCGAAGCATTTGATCAAGATCATATTGAACAAATTGCTATTCCGGACTATGCGATGGGAAAATATTCTGGTATGACAGATATTTTTTTCACAAGAACCAACGGAGATTCTATGAATAATGTTATACCAAATGGTTCTCTTATAGCAGTAAAGAAAATCATGGACTTCTCTGAACTAAAAAATGAAGATATTGTAGTTTTTAGCAACGATAACGAGTTTTCTGTCAAAAGATTTTTTAATGATAGAGAAAATAAGCGGTTGGTATTTCGACCAGATTCAAATAATATATCTTTCACTGATTTGATAGTTGATTATGACGAAGCTAAAGATTTAAGAGTTTATGGAAAAGTTGTTGTTTATATTGTACAACTATAAAAAAAATACCCCAACCGAAGTTCCAGCTTCGATAAGGGTTCCTCATTTCTGAGAGATTACAAAATTATTATATCAAAGAAATGAGGTCATTACATGAAAAAGATTTACTGGTTGTTTTTATTATCCCTTATGTTTTTGAGCGCATGTGGAAATTCTTTATCTTCAGAGGATTTCGATGATTTAGGCAAAGGTATGACAAGTGAAGAAGTTAAAGAGGTTCTAGGAACCCCTAAGAAAACCTACAAAAAACAGACGGAAGTTTCTGAATTGATCGATGAAACAGTAAGTACTTACTCGCAACTACTTGCTATGACAGATGAAGACGAATTTCCTAATGAGTATAAAAAAATTTACGATAGAGCTATAGAGTTTGCCCAAGTGAAAGTGCTCCTAGAAGAAAATAAAGCAATAACTGCTTTTACTTACGAGTACACCTATAAAGATTCAGATGATAAGAACCAAAAAGATGAAAAGGAACTTTATTTTTATAACGACGGACTTATAGCATACTAAAAAAGCACGCCCCTCTTTCCTGACAGTCAGGGGGCGTGCAAACAGAAAATAACCAATAGGTTACGCCTATTGTATCAGAAAATAGGAGTTGTTAAAAGTGTGGATTGAGAAACTAGCGGATGGAAAATTCAAGTATGTAGAAAGATATAAGGATCCGTACTCTGAGAAGACCAAAAAGAAAAGTGTTATACTCACAAGCGATTCTGCTCAAGCCTCTAACAAGGCACGTAAGCTATTAGAAATAAAGATTAACGAAGCGATTAATGAGAAGAAAAAAGAGCGGATCATGTTTCATGATGCGATTGATCAATGGTACGAAGGGCATAAAAAGCCGCTTAGAAATAGTTCCAAAATGGCGTATAACGCAACAATAAAATCAGTTAAGGGTATGATTAGTGCCGATGTTTGGGCAGACAACATTGACGCTCCCCTTCTTCAGACTGCATTCAACAAACTTGACTACTCGGATGAGTACCTAAGTACAATAAAATCTATATTCAACATGGTATTTGAATACGCTCGTAGAATGGGCTACGTGGATTTTAATCCAATGGCTGACGTTATTATCAAGAAAAGACCAAAAACCCGTGAGGACTTCAAGAAACTCGAAAACAAGTACTTAGAACGTGAAGAAGCTGAGAAATTAATTGAGGAACTTTATCGCAGGCCATCAACTTATCGTTTGGCTAGACTGGCAGAATTTATGTTCTTAACTGGTATGCGTGTTGGTGAGGCTACAGCAATGCAGCCAAATGATTTTGACTTAGTTAATCGTCAAGCTCATGTAAATGGATCAATAGACCGAACTGAAGGCTATCGCAAAGGTATCAAAGGACCCGTTAAAACAAACGCATCTTATAGAACGATTGATATTACAAAAAGGACAATTGATCTCGTTCAACGAACCATTGATGAGGTGAATTTGGATGCTATTGAGAATCCTAAATTTGAAAAATTGAACTATCTGTTTGTAACCAAAAATGGCGTTCCCGTTCAAATTAATTCTTTCAACCTCGGCCTGAAAAAAGCTGGAGCAAGAGTTGGACTTGAACATAAGAATTTATCATCCCACATTTTTCGTCACACCCATATTTCATGGCTTGCCGAAAAAGGTTATCCGTTAAAAGCGATCATGGATCGAGTTGGACATGAGGACTCCAAGATTACAAATCAAATTTACACACACGTTACTAAAAACATGCGTGCAAATATCCTAGAAGATTTGGAAAAGGATGGACTTTAAACTACAATTTATTGCCCCTTTCCTGCCCCTTTAGACTATATGTATAAGACAAAACCCGTTAAAGCCCTAGAGCCTCAACGGGTTTTTAATGAAGTTATTTCACTGCGTCTTTAAGAGCTTTACCTGGTTTGAATGCAGGTACTTTGCTAGCAGGGATCTTGATTTCTTCACCAGTTTGTGGGTTGCGTCCTTTGCGTTCTGCACGAGAACGAACTTCAAAGTTACCAAAGCCGATCAATTGAACTTTTTCACCGTTAGCTAAAGCGTCTTGAATTGTTGAGAATACAGCGTCTACTGCTGCAGTTGCGTCTTTCTTAGTTAAGTCAGTAGCTGCTGCAACTTTTTCGATTAATTCTGCTTTATTTGCCAT